CCTTCATGCCTTGCATATAGCCGAACTCTTCTTCAAGCTCACTCTGATGCACTCCCATTGTACTGACATATACTTCCTGAGTCATCAGCTGCTGCGTCTGACTTCCGAACATATAGCCCAGGTCCTGCATCAGCATCAAACTTGCAACCTTCGTACTCTTCGCCAGCCTACTAAGTGCAGACATCCTTGCATCCCTACTCTCAGTCGCACTTCTCCTTTCAGAGCCACTCCTCATAATGCCCATCAGACTATCTACAGCAGATGATACCCTCTGCATAATGTCAATCACACTACCAGCATCACTCATGTGCGCCCTTGTCACATCATTGACAGTCAGCTGCTGTGCCACCTTATCAACTCCACGACCCCAAGCTGCCCTTCTTAGCCTAATCAGCTTACCTGGGCCTGGTGTGTTGAAGTCAGACATGTTAAGCAGAAATGGGTCTACAATGAGCATGTCATTTATAGCTTTCCGTACGTTAGCGACATGGCTGCTGAACAGGAAGTCAAGTACACCTTGCAGGCCATAGACAACTTCCATTCTACTTATCGGTGCCATGCTATAGCCATCATAGTCCGGCACACAGATGCCAACTGGGAACATGTCATGGTCCAGATTCATGGGCTTAGCACATACTACAATGCTATCCCCAGCTATACCAAACAACCACTTCTCAGGTACCTTTCCTTTACCCAACTTCCAGTCATCATCACTTGGCACAAGGTTGACATACATCCATACTACATCAACTGGATTAATCGTACCATACTGATGGTCAGACCTACCGTCTCCGCCGTACCTCTTCTCCCTATCACTAATAGATGTACTCTTCAATAGGTCAGATATACAATTTGACCCTTTCAGATAGCGTGCATTGACGAAGTCCTGATTGTCCGTCTCCGCTGATAGCAGGGTCATATAGTTGGTACGCTCAATCCAACCTACGAACTCCCCTCTCTGTACTTCATGAATCGGCACACTGGGGTCTGGAAGGTACAGATAAGGGTCAATATTGTCAAGCCTATTCCCTTCAAACAACATCTGTGCCATCCTAACTTTACCTGTTGGTCCAGCTACCGTCTTATATCCATACTTCTCTGTCCACACTGGACTCCCACAGCCAAAGCCATATACCAGACTATCTCTGAACAAGGTATGTAGCGATAGCCCAACTTTATTCTTCAAGCACTGCAACTCCACAACCTTCTCAAGCATAATGGCGCCAACTGTATCTTCACTAGTCACACCTTTGTATTTGAAGTATGGACTGTTCAAGAACGTAGCAACCCAATACGTCAACAGCGTCTCGAGGGTAGCATAGCTATACGGCACCACTATCGACACTGGCTTCCTGTCATCTGCATCTTTCACAGCCTGTTCCGCTTCATCCAACGTTATATACGCAGTCAGCGTTTGGTCAATCTTCCTCCATGTAGGATGCCTCCTACTCATAACGTCAAAGCTGTCCCTCGCCCTATCCATTATGTTGTTAACTATCCTTTCATGCATATCACTTCCAGGCCTAAGGTCCAGACCATCAGGATAACTATATCCCATATCACTCGTCGCGTACCTGCTGGCAATACTGTTATTCCCTCTCACAATGGCTGGCATCTTAGCTCCTCTCTATCCCGCTTATTATGTAGTCCACCGCGTTAGCAGCACTTGCACTTCCCCTCAACTTATCCCCAGCTCCCATTGTTACAATCCTATCCAGACAGACACTCTTCCCAGCGTCAACGCTATATGCCAGCTCAAACAGCGCCCTATCAGAACTCCCACTCTTTGTATAGTATAGGTTAATTGTACGAGCAACAATATCTGTATTAACTAGTACAATCTGCCTCACAATAGTCGTCTTCAACACAGCAACAGTATACATGTCACTAACTGTCGCAGCCAGCTGTCCTTCGCCAAGGTTCTTAATAGTTATGCTCATAGGCTTAAGAACTCCGTTATAAAGTTTTCCTCTTGTGCCATCAATGCACCAGTTGTTAGGTCTGATAACCTAACTACATCATACGCGCCAGTTGGTGTGCCTGACACTCTCAACTGTGTAGCCCTAAACGCAACTACACCCACCCCATCCTCATATACGTCAGCATCGTCGTATAGAAATGGACCATTATCGCCTATATAATATTCTTGCTCTGCCATCTCTGTTTATTAATTAACACAGTCTCCAGCTGCCATTAGCTATCATCCTATCTTCGTCAATACTACTCTCATCATACAATGAGCTATAGTCTTCTTCTCCAAGGTCACCAAACGCCTCTTCCAGCACTTTATCAGCCTGAGGGAAGAAGTACCTATCTCCCTCTTCAAGTAGCTTTACAACATAGGCAAAGGCGTCCATGACGTCCAGTCTTCTGCTCCTAGGAAACGACAACAACTGTTCTTCCAAGATCTTGCTAACGCCTTTATTATGAAACACCAGCCCTTTCCTATACAAAGGAACCAGCTGTTTAATCCTATCTTCCTTCTTCCCTGTTGCCGTCAGCTCCACAACTTCCAGGTTCAGCCCACGCCTTATTATCTCATTCTTCAGCGGGTACGTAATGAAGTCGTGCAAACTTGTAACTTCAATAGCTAGTACCCTACAACCAAGCCTTTGGCACATACTTATCGCCTCATCATACAGTTCATCAGGATGCATCCTGTGTGATACACAGTCTCGGAAGTATATGTGATGCTTCATCTGGTCAACACCAACTCCCACCACTGCGCTAAAGTCACTATGCATCTTCACCGTCTTAGCTGGGTCAACAATCACTACACTTTCAACTTCCTTCCCATTCAACGCACCCTCTTCATAGTCCCTAAATAGGGATTGTACAAAGGGTGCATCCTCAGTGCTGATGGCCATGTTCCTGTACTCACGATAGAACACGTCAAGCAGGCCCTGTTGCCTGTACTCATCAACCAACTCTGCTACCTGCTTATCACTCAACTGCTCAGGCCAGTTACTCCTATACTCATCGTCGCACAACTCCAACCTCAGCTTAAACCAGCTATCATCTTCCATCAGGTTCGCCAGCAAACTATCTTCATGCAACAGAGTCCCAATGACTATGATACGCCAGTTGTCAGCCCTATTAACACTATTCAGTACATCAGCGAAGAACCATTCCTTCAGCTTCCGTCTCTGGTCCTCACTCTTAACACTCTCCGTATCCTCAAGGTCATCGCATATTATCAAGTCAGGCCGCTGATTCCCGAACAGTATACCACGAACCTGCTGACCACTACCTCTCGGGAATACCATCGTACCAGTCCCAGTGACCCATTGCTCCTTACTGAACTGGTCCGTCTTCAGGTTGCCCCAAAGCTTCCCTATATACTCATTCGTCATCAGTTCGTTCTTCAAGTTCTCGCCCTGCATCACAGCCTGTGTACTCGTATTGCTAATAGGTACAATGAACCTCTTATCCTTGAACAGTATGTTCTTAGCAGGGAACGCTAAGTTCATAATGCTGGTTTTGCCCCAACCTCGAGGTGCCATAATCACGACCTTCTGCTTACTAGTATCATCCAGCACGTTGAAGATCTGGTCATGCAACCCGCTAAACGGAAGGTAGAAGCGCTCAGGGAACAGTATCTTCGCCATGAACTTTGTGCTCCCGTAGCACTTCGCTAGTATATCTTTAATTTCAGGTGTTATCATGGACTATACACCTTGTATCAGGGCGTATTGGCAATCGCCAATTCTCTGGTCCAGACGACGCACCTAATCACACCTCCGCTGAATGTCCCTGCGTTAGGCGTTATTAGAATATTCGTTGTCGATGTAGTAACGTCTGTCGTATAACTCAGTGCCTTTGTGTCCTTTGCGAAGGCATACCCTGTTCCGATAGTAGCCGTGCTACCAGAGGAAAAGGCAGCTGTCCATGACGTAGCTCCATCCCCTGACGTTACCGCCGTTTCTACCCTGCACGCCGTACCGATAATCTGCACACCGCTTGCTACGTTGACTGCAATGCTTCCTGTGGCACCAGAGAGGGCAGACGATACCGCCTCATAGACCTTGTTGGTAAGCGTCCCCGCAGTAGGGCCATAGGATACCTGGCTTCCTCCATCACTGATGCCCCATACCGCTACCCCGTTGTCCCTGGCCTCGAATATCTTGTTTGCTGCCGCTTTGTTATCTGCTACTAATGCTGCACTATTTGTCGTGTCTGTCGATGTAGCATCAAGGCTAAAATATCCACCTACCCCAATACCTGCCGTCCCTGTACTCTTCGCAATGCCATAGACACCGTAGTTGACTTGATTGGCCTCTGTGTCTCCTGCATTTCCAAGGACACCAATATTCGCGCCACCATTAGCAGCAAAGCCATTACTACCGACGTTCAATCCTGTAGTAGCTCCATAAGAAAGAAAGTTGCCAGCGATGTTTGCTGCAATACCAACTGAGGCAATGCTATTTCCTGTACTGGCAGATTGGTTCTCGACACGAACGGCAGAGAATCTGTTTGCTCCGGTATATCCTCCTGTCGTAGTGAGTTTTACTGCCGTCTGATTCTGTGCTTCACTTCC